GTAAAACTTTCTTGGATTTGTTTTAATCTATCTAAGGCACCTGCACTATAACTTTCGTCAATAGCCAATCGATAATCTCTTTCACGACGTAGAATTTTAACACCATCGTCATAGAGTTTATTGATCTTTTCTAATGCTTGTTGTTTTTCGTCATCACTTAATCTGCTGTTACGTTGGATATCTTGTTCTGTCATATATCTACGTTCTTGCAAATCTTGTAATTTCTTACTAAAGTCCATACCGCGACTAGATAATAAGAAACCTTTTTGTTCTAATTCTAACGCAACTTCTTTCTGATAGTTAGAAAATGCCAGGCCTTCTAATTGTATTCTAATAGCACGTTGATTTTCTAGCGCAATTCTAATCGCGGCTTGTTCTGCATTATCATCTTGCTGTTTACGGATTTGTGCGGCTTGTTCACGTAATCTTTCTGCACGTTCTTCTGTAATTTGATTTTTACGGCGCAGTTCTTCAATGGCCAGCAATGCCTGCTGTTGCTCATGAACATTTTTTAATGTTGCTTCTTCAGCAATAGATTGATAATTGATAGCATCAACCTGTCCTAATTGTAGTTCATTAATCTTACCCTGCATTTGCAATTGGCTAAGTTTAGCTTCATTGCTTAATTGCTGTGCATAGTAGGCTTCTTGTTGTGTTTTTAAGAAATCTTTTTCTTTATCATTGGTATCTTGTGATATTCTTAACTTGGTGGCCGCTATTTCTTGGGCAGTGACTATCTCACCTTTATCACGTCTATTCTTAACTTGCTTCTCAAATTCATCTGCCTTCATCGAACCTTCTAAACGAATAGCAGTAATTTGATCAAAGTTTCTTCTTGCATCATTGATATCTGGTAAGAATTTATTTTGTATACCAGTTAGTATAGCACTTAATTCACTTGCGGCTTGACTGGTCTTGGCCACATTTTCTTTCATCTTTAGGGCGGCTTGGGCGGCATCATTAAGAGGTTTAACAACTTCCTCCATAACACGAAGCACCTTGGCAGATTCTAATCCAGTTGACACTAACCAAGAATTAATTTCTTCAACAACCTTAACCACATCTTCTGGTTTGCTGTCTCTGTTTAACTGTTTGAGTTTATTGCTTAGGATTTCAGCATTTTCGCTTGATAATCCAGTCTTGATTGCCAATAAGGCAACGCCTGCACCTAGCACACTGGCGCTCATTGCGGCATCTTCAAAGCTGATACCTTGTGCAGTTTCTAATATATTTTGTAAATCAGTCCCAGCCTGTGTAAAATTGCTTAGGATTTTGTCTAGAGTTTGTTGTAATTCAGTTGCAGATTTAACTGTGGCTAATTTTTCAACGCTGTCAAGATATTTTTTAGCTGTTTCTGCTAGATCACCATAGGCCGCTCCTAGTCCTGCGGTAGTTGGCAAGTTAGCTGTTTGTGCGGCTTTTAATTTTTCAACAGTAGAAGTAAAATCTCTAGTGCGCTCTTCTAATGAACGCATATCAACGCCGGCTAATTTTAATCCATATTGTAACAATGGCAAAGTAATGGCGGCCACTGCACCAATAACTGTGCCCACTGTGCCAAATGCTGACAATAGTTGCGGAGCCTGTTGTGTAAAGATACGGAATGCATTGGTGCCCATTTCTGCTTGAACAGCGATATCTTGAATTTGATAAGCAACGTTTCTAACAGTAAAGCTGTTTAAAGTAGTATTGATCTTTCTAATACCATCGTCCATTTTATTGAAAGATATATTGGCCTGCTCAAGAGCGGCTAATCCTTCAACTGACGTTTTTAATACTACTTCATCTATTGTTTTGGCCATATTACACTCCTAGTGTTTTCTTAATGTATGTTCTAATTGCCGCAATGGTAGGTTTGGTCATACCTTGAGGGCTTTGTCTGCTATAACCATTATCTAATCGTTTGGCATATGGATAATTGGCTTCAATATCACCATTACCTTTGATGGTATTTTTGCGGGCATTACCTGTGCGTATAGGAGTATTTTTAATGAATACTGGAAATCCTACATTGGCTAGATTATTAGGATCCAATATTTTTTTGACATATTTTATCCTATTTTGGATATTTGATAAGGCCATTAATTACCCCTCACTGAACGCATGATTTCAGCCAGCTCATCTTGATCATAATTGACTTCTGTTTCACCTGGCTCCGCTTTAGATTTTTCCCAAGTCGTGTAGACATCTGCAACCATAATATCAAATGTGCTACCTTCTCTAAGAACTGTGCTAGGTAATTGATTATACATTTTGGCCAGATATCCTATCGTGATTAGCTTTGCGGATTGCCAGTCTCGTTCATCAACGGCTTGGTTTTTGACTTTCCCAAATTTTCATTAACCTTACCAAGAACAGCAATAGCTAAATCTACTGGCAAAGCTTCATCGTCTCCCATGACTGGTTGACCTTCTTTGTTTAAGATTATTCTTTTAAGAACTTGATTTAGTCCTGAATTTTTGCCATCTGTTTGACTGCGGAAAAAATCAAAATAGGTATTGATATCTACAAAATCATTCATATAGAATACAATGGGCTCACCATACTCTTTGACAATATCTTCATTGTCAAGAACAATTTCTATTAGTTGGGGTTTACGTGCAAATTCTGTTAAACTTTTCATCTTTCGTCCTTTTTACCTTTTAGTATGTGGACAACACTTAGAGTAAATCTAAGGCGTCCGTTAATCTTGTCTAAGTCACCTTGGGCACAACGAAGTTCACCAAGGCTTTTAGCTATCTCTGCTTCGAGACTTTCTAACAAATCTTTACGATCTAAATCTTCTAATTCTATCATATCTACAAATCCTTTCAACTGAGTATTTACAAAAGAAAATGGCTCTTAGGTTAATAAGAGCCATTTTTGATAGATCACTCCCCGCAGAGCGATCTGTCGACATCCCCCTTGCTGGAGATTAAGCTAAAGCGCCAGAATCTAGATCACCATCAACACTGATAGTAATAGGTGTTACCCATACTGGTGCTGTTGGAGATACTTTTGGTGCCAAGTTTGTGATGTAGCCGGATCCACTTAGATACTTTGCACCAGTTAACAAACCATTGAAATATACACGGAAGTATACCAATGTCTTTTTGTTACTTAGATCAAAAATACCTGTGTTGGCCGCAAAGAATGAAGTGTTGTCCACTACAATGTTTGCCGCTACAGAGTTTGTTGCTGGTGTAGCCACCGTCAATTGACTTTGACTATCCAACTGTGTCCAATTGAATGTTCCATTGGAATTGTTTACTGTAATGTCCTGAACTGCGGCTACAATAGTTCCACTGCTTGTCGATGCGATCGTTGCTGTGTGAATTTGTAGAACTGCGCGAGTTGTTGGACTTGATACGTTTATATAAGCCATTTTGCTTGTTCCTTATTGTTTAATTTGTGTAAATCTAAACTCGAATGTATAGATTGACACATCCTCTTGCTTCTCCACAGTATAATCGCTCTCTTGCAAGAAACTGGTTATAGCAGTGGTGTCTTTTGCTGATAATATCTTTGTAATTAGAGCATCCAAACCTGCTGGTGCATTCTTAGCATCAACTGCTAGATACACATTGGCCTTGAGCTGGTCTTGTATGATATTTGAATTGTCCAGTGTAGGAATCATAGTAGATTCCACCTTGTATTCACGATCAACATAAATCTTCTTCATGTTTTTCAAATACAGGGGCTGGCCATTCTGTTCCCAAGGTAGTTCTTGGCTAACCGCAAAGTTAGTTAAGGTGCTTGTGGCACTGGTTAGGGCTGTTAAGAGTTGTGCTCTCATCGGATTCTAACCACATTGCTACGTTGTGGAAACTTCTCAGTGTTGCTGATAGTTCCATTACCTGAGTAATCATACCAACTACCGTCGTCAATCAATTCCTGATACAAGCTTCTAAACTTCTCGTTAAAGAAGCCTATCTTAACTCGTTCAGCATTGTCTTCCTTGCTAAAATCTGCTATCTTAGGTAGAATATAGTTGGCCAATGCATAGTATACACATAGGTCAGTAAAGTCATCTGATCTAGCTTTGATCTTGTTAGGGTCGATAGAAGGAACATTGATCAATCCACTGGTAAACAGTAGAGGATCGTATGTTCCCGCACTTTGACGCACGTAATATGCTCTCCACCAATCTGATGCAGTAAGTATACTGACGATGCGCTGTGTGCTTCTCATCAGTATATCCTCAACGATCACATCGGTTAGGCCTTCATTGGCTTCAAAGACACGTTGGTCTATTGAAGTCACATCAGTGTATTCTGCAAAGCTAATGACGTTGCCGCCTGATAAAATGAAAGCCATTATGGAGTCTCCTTGGTTACTTGATATTAGATGTTGCCTTCAGCTGTGATCTTAATACCAAATTGGCTATTAAGAACGCCAGCACCAGCAACTGCTTTTAATACAACGTCAGTTGCACGAGCGGCAGGCAAGTATAAGGTATTCATATCGATACCACCACGCATTGCGTGACCGATAGCATTAGGAGCAAAAACAGCGTTGGTAAATGCGTTAGCACCACCAGTTGTGTCAGCCGCTACCAATGGGCTTTCATAGATTGTAACACCACCAATCTGACCAATGTAGAACTGGCCTAGGATTGAGTTACCAATGTCGCTTAGAGCTGGAACGTTGGTTTGTGCAACATAAGTCAATTGCTTCTTCAAGTCATAAGCACAGTTAGGGTGAACAACTGCAACAAAAGGACCTGTCAACTTACGACCACGTAGAGTAGCCGCGGCTTTCAATACTAATTCAGCAGTGAAAGAAGTTGAAGTGCTACCTAGGTCTGAATACAAACCACTGAAAGTTCCAAACACTTGTGTGTCAACGCTTTCAGCGATAGCACGACCAGACTGGTCACCTAATTGTGACATAACGTCTTGGAACGCAGAGTCACGTAACATATCTGTTACTTGGTTGTAAACAACGTGCTCAGCCAATGTGATTGTTGGAGCTGTTGTGTTTGTAGTCTTAGCAGTTGCGGCTGATTCGTCAGTGATTAATTCAGCACTGATACCTGCCCATACTGGAACTTGAACTACCTTACCAGCATTCATTGGAACGTCATAGACGCGAACCAATTGACGAGCAATAGAATTCTCGTATGCGGCATATTCTGCTTGAACAACTAACGGTGCAAATAATTCACTGTTGATGCTCGAATTGTTATTTGATGGATAACTCATTTTATATCTTCCTTAAAGGTTTAATTTTTATTGACCTTAAGTTGACTTTCCCTATATATCTTACGATGTTCAGGGTTCTTCATGTCCAACTTACTTAGGTCTAGCTTATCATGGCTTTGACCAATATTAGTTTTACTGTTGGTTGTGCTGGCTCCGGCTGATACAAAGTGAGGATTGTTGGCTAAAAATTCAGACACTAAATCTTCTACTCTGAAAGGCTGACCTTGGTCGTTGTATCTAACAGTTCCCTTTTGATCGAGAACTTCTACTTCGCCACTTTCGTTCAACCTAACCTGTGGTTTGAGCAATGCCTTGACCTGATCTGCATTAACAGCTCGGTGTTTAGCGGCCGCACTAACCAACGGCACATCAACGGTATAGTTCTTAATGATCTCGTCCCGTTTA